CGAAATCTCCATCCATGGAATTTGCCAGCGGAGTACGCACGAAGTGCTTCATGCCATTCGGAACGTCCGTGGTCAGATACCACGCGTTCGTGTCGGTCAAGAAGTGGTTCACCGTGTAGCCCTCCGGAATCGACCCCATCGCCTTGAGAGCGTTGATGTCGTTGTCCGCAGTCGCCACACGAAGCTCCGTATCGAGGAGACGCTTCGCAGTAAACATCAACGGCGGGGGCACGATGAGTTTGCGAGGCTTCGCCGCGATGAGCAGTCCACGCTCGTCGGTCCAAGCAGCGATCTGAATGACAGCGGCCTCAAGCGAAGTTTCGTTGAGGTCCGACGCAGTCAGACGGTTGCTGTTGGAGCCGCCCGAGACAAGCGGGTGATTCGCGCTGAACAGGGCCACACCGTCGCCACCAACGTAGCTGGACGAGAAGCCATTGTTCAGAACGGAAGCCGCCTTGACCTGCTTCGTGTACGACATAGCACGAGCAAGAGCCTTCGTATAGCGCTTGCTGAGCGACTCGTACAGGTTGTCTTCAACCGCTTCTTCCGTGATGGAGAAGCCGAGAGCGATGGTCTCGTGACTGTAACGAGCTGTCCAAGCTTCCTGCGCATTATCGTACGCAATGGCGGCACCCTCGGACTTGACCGGGGCAGCGGAGAATCCGCTCAGCTTCGTCTCTTCTTCAAAGGAACGCTCGGAGGTCTCAGTAGCGTAGATCTCCTTGTGCTCCTCACTATAGGACTTGTACTCAAGGCCAAACAGGGCGTTCAAACCCGGAAGGAGTTCCTTGAGCAGTTGTGCGCGTGAAATAGCCATTTCTTAGAACTCCCTTATTAAACGCCGACCGGGCAGTTATAAGCGTGACCACCAACAATCAACGAAACGCTCGTGAGGTACGGTGCATTGAACTTCACGATAACTTCGGGATAGTAGGTAGTGCCGCTCGAAACAAACGCCGTGTCTTCGACCACATCAACGATACGCATCGGCAGAGACCGGGTGGTCGCAACCGAAGACAGCAGGAGACCCCGCTGCGAGTCGTTCGTCGTCGTGTTCAGTGCTTCGTCAACCAATGCAACGTTAGCACCGATATCTTCGTACACGAATCCACTCGTGGTCGAAACCACAAGCGAAGCCGATACGCCCACAGCCTTGAACAGGGTGTTCGGATCATCAGCCACATACGCCGTAACGTACGTACCAGACTTCACCGCCGTACCCGAAATCCAAGCCTGCGAGAAGGTCGGCTGACCCGTCACAGTGGACACGAACGAGCAGCCCAAGAACACACCGGCAAAGCCAGCGTCCGGGGGCGTCGTCGTCGAGGTGGAAACAGAAATAGTGCCGCTCGAAGTCAACTGAACCGGATCGCCGTAGCCAATGCTCGAAGCACTGGACGCAATACGACGCTGGCGCGTTGCCCCGGCAAACACCTGCCCACCGATCAGATTGATCGGCTTCAAGCCATACGGCTTGTCAACAGTAGGATATGCCATTAATTACTCCAAAAAAGAAGTTATTTGCCTTTACCGAACGACGTAGTCGAACGCTTCTCACTAAAGAGCGGCATACGCTCGTCGTTCAGCCTCATAAAGTTGTTGTCTACAGACTGGATCTGAGCCTGAGCTTGCTTGGCGTAATATTCATCACGCTGCTTCATCAGTTCAGCCGGAGCCTTGCAGAGCAACAACCCACCGATCTCGATATTTCCACTAAATTTGGAATTCGGATCGGATTGCATCATCAATTTAGGCTGGTCTTCGGCCCTTACAGGCTCCCAACCTTCCCGGAATTTTGCAGAGGTATTAGAAGGATCTGCTTGTCCCATAATACTCGTGCGTATCCATCGGAACACCCAACCGTCTTGCGGCTCCGGTTCAGGGAGCGTCTGGGGCGGGGTCCATTGTTGTTTGCGCTTGGTGCCTTCTCGGTTTTCGGCTTCTCGCGCCAATCTGTTATCAGCCATTGTTGTTCTCCAGTTTCATGAGTTCACGTGCGTACTGTTCATTGCTCAAACCAAGACGTTTAGCAAGAGCAACTTGAGTTGTCGTCAGACGAATCTGGCGTGGTGCGGTTGTCCGCGTCACTGGGGCAACTACATTGGCTGCTTTTGTACGAGTCGGTTTCTCAACCTCTCTCGTTTGATCGGCCTCTCCTTCGAAATACTCAGGAAAACGCCTACGCATGGTCTGGTCAATCTGCTTGTAGTATTCATCACTACGAGGATCAACCTTCGCCCTGACCAATTTTTCGTGCAGTCCAAGTGCGAGGGCGGTCATCTCCTCGTCTGTTCCAAACCACGTATTACTCTGCCTCCAAGCCTCTGCCTTCGGGTCAACTGGCGGGGCGTTGTACTGTGGCTGGTTTTGAACCTGCTTATTTTCATTATTTACGCCTAATTCAGACTCTTGTAAAGATGGTCTGAATTTTTCTACCTCACGGAGCCGTAATTTGGCATCCGTCAGAACCTCTTGGGCTGCGGTAATAGCCTCCGCATCCCCCGATTCATAAGCCGCACGGAGTTTATCCTTTGCCGAATTAAGTTCTGTGTTAGCGGCTTTAGTAATCTCGTGGGCGAATACCCGCTCCCCAGTACCTAATCGCTGCTTTAACTGGCGATTTTCTTCGTACTGAGCCTGTGCAAAACGAAGGGCTTCTTCCTTCTCACGGGCTGCGGCTTCTTTAGCACGACGCTCGTCGTGGTAAACCCGCTTCATCTGAATCAGCTTGTTTTTTACCTTTTCGCTGTATTCATCAAGCGAGTCATTTTCCAAATCTTCCACCACCTCCTTGGGTAGTGGAGCGCGGTCCCGGTCCTTAGTTGGGGTATCGTCTATAACTTGTATATCTAACGAGTCCCCGGAATCCTGTTCAGAAGACGCTTTCGTCTCCTCAATCTCGTCCGGAAACTTAAATTCCTGCTGTTCAGCCATGATAATTACTCCTTATGCTCGTCGGATTCCACGGGGGTCTTCAACCACCGCTTCCACCGTATCGTCGTTAATGATGCGGAACTCTCGACCGTGGATGACCACACGGGTGCCTGAATACGGACGAGTCAGAACGAAATCGCCCTCTTTGCACCACGGTCCTGTCGGAAACCGATCCTTATCCTGATAGCAGAGGTCTCCCATCTTCACGACGAACAGAACCACGGTGGTCTGCTCCTCGACTCGTTTGGTGTCGTCTGCTTTGATGATTCCCCCATCGAACTCCTCTTCTACGTGCGGAACCGCACACAGAATTCGGTAGCCCTTGGGTTCTGGCAGTAGTTTTGCCTTCGCGGCCTCTTCCTGCGTCTTCTCTACGTCGATGCTACTCATCGTTTTGTTCCATCCTCTTCACTAGGTCTTTAATGTGGTTTTTAGCGAGGTCTAGACCCTGTAATACCCCGCATAACCTCTTGTATTCAGGCTCGCTAAGCTTGCCTTGAATTAGTGTCTCAACAATCAATCGACGCTCTTCTTCAAGCTTAGAGTCGAGATAGTCGAGTGGTGTGCTGTAACTCATTACTTACCTTTGCCCTTCGGCGGTCGTTGGCGGTCCTGTTCCGCCATAGCTCTGTCTCGTGCGATAGACGCACCCAGCTTTGCCCCTTCAAGCTCCATACGCTCTGAGGCTTCGCGGATCTTTTGCTCAGTGAGACGCTTCTCCTTCGCCACATCAACGCCAAGCTTCGCTCCTTCAAGCTCTTGCCGCGAGCGAATCTCCATCTCGCGAAGCTTGATCTCGTCAGCTTTGATGGCAGCGTCAATCGCCATCTTCTGCGCTTGAGTCTGACTGCTCTGCTGCATCTTCTGTGCTTCAAGCTGCATGTCTTGCTGCATCTTCTGAGCCTTGAGTTCCAACTCTTTGGCGCGAAGCTGAAGCTCCATCTGCTGCATCTGCACGAGCGGATCTTGCTGTTGCTGGGCAATCTTCTGCGCTTGAGCCTCGGCCTGATCCTTCTGGAGAAGCTGACCTGCTGCCGCCGCTGCAAGCTGAGCAATCTGTGCGGCAACTTCTGGCTTGATCTCCGGACGGTCTTCGTCGTCCTCGGTATACGGCGGAAGATTGGCACCCAACTGCTTTTCGATCTCTTTGCGGTACTGGAACGCCACATGCTCCATCACGTGAGCAGCACCTGCTGCCATGATGGCTTGCGCTTGCGGGTTTTGCCCCACGACCTGCATGATCTTCGGGTCTTGCATCGCAGCCATGTGCACCTGCAAGTGAGCCTCGTGATCCTGTTCGATGAATGCTTTGACGGGCTTGCCCATCAGCAGATTCATATTCTCCGTCACCGGATCAATCGGCTTCTGATCGTCCGGCATCGGTATTATCTTGGCAGCGTTCTTAATCCCTAACGTCTCAATCATCTGACGATGCAGATACGGCATGTCGTAAATCTGCGGATTGGTCTGAGATAACTGAAGAACGGCTTGGTACTGCACAATCTTCTGCGACATCGTTGCCGCATTTGGATCGCTGACCGGGATCACATCGACGTTATCGTAGTCAGACTTCTTAGCCTTCTTTGAGCCAACCTCTGGCTCATAGCTGTACTCGTCCGGCGTGTTATCACGGATGATGGCCGCAAGCAGTTTGAACTCCTGCTTCATCGCGTAGTACACACGCGCCTGCACAGCCGACATCACTTTGAGGACGCGTTCGAGGACGGCAAGAGTTGTTCCCACCGGAGCCTGTGACGACATATCCGAGATCTTGAGATCCGACACCGCAGCGAAACGACGGCCTTCCTCCACAACCTTGTCCATCAACATGGCAAGAGTCTGGCTCGGCTCTTTGTAGGGCAGCGGGAGAATGTTGTCTCGCACTGCGCCGCTCGGTACGTCTACATCTCGCCACTCGCCGGGAGCAATAGGCGTATCGTCTCCCTTAATTCGCAACCCGCGCGACTTGAGACCACCCGGAAGGTTGCTGAGTGTTCCTGCGTCGATAAGCTGGCGAAGAAGTGATGTAGCTGCTTTAGAGTGTCCGCCGATAAGGTGGATGAGACCAAAGTAGTAGAACCCGAAGCCGGGGATGTAACCATAATGAACAAAGTGCTGTCGCTTGGCTTTGAGGTCATCGTCTTCTCTCCAGTTCCTGCGAATTGCTAGAACTGTTCCTGTCCCCTTCTCAATCGTCACCACGTACGGCAGTGCAATCCCAGTCTCGTGATTGTCCTTGTCCACATCCGGATAACCCGGCAGGTCGAGGTTCACGTGCATCTCAAGCAACTGGAACCGGTCGTCCATCGAAGCCGAGAAGCCTTGGTCCTCTGCCTTCTGCTTCTCCACTTCGTCCATGACACGAACCGGATCACCCAAGTCCACATCACGATAGAACCCGGCGTACTGAAGCTTCTTCAACTCATTCTTCGTCTTACGCATACGGTGCGTAACACGCTCAGCCGTTTCTAAGTTAGCTGCGCCGTACGGCACGATGATGTCTTCGGCTGGGATATAGACCGCAGTCTGACGGTCGAGGCTCGGGTCGAAGTACACCTTCTTAAAGGCGTTACCCGCCAAAGCCAAAGAAAGAAGAAGCCGTTCATGCTCCGGGCGATACTCCGGCATCTTCTCAGTCAGCTTATAGTTCATGTCATCTTGGACACGAATCGCTGAGTCGCGCTTCTCCGGGGTTTCTTTGCCGATGATCTTGGTCTTGACCGGACCCATCGCAGGGAAGGTCTCCATGATCGTCTCGGACTGAAACTTAACCGCCGACTCCATCAGAAGAGGATGAAAGACTCCGCATGCACCCGGCCACGGCTCTGTTCTTTCCTCGTACCGGATACCTAGAATCTTCAAGCCTTTCACATATGTGTCGAGCCAATCTTTGCGGGAAGAGAGGTCGCCTTCGTAGTTCCCGATTAATTCGGAAGCAAGAGTCTGCAACTCGTTCTCTTCCATGTACTCCGCGAGGTTGGCATCAAAGTCCTCGGCTCGCGGCTCACGCTTCATTAGCTCGACAACAACACCGTCCATATCGACGGATACGCTCTCGGGGTCTTCGATCTCAATCTTGATCGGCTCTTCGTCTGCGGCGAGAGCTTCCATCCCCATAGGAGCCTGCATTAAACTTTTATCGACGGCCATTTAAAATCTCCTAGTAATACGATTCGCGCCTGTGGCTCTTGAACCATTTAATCGGTTCAGGCTCGTCAGACGGCAAACGGAGGAAACCACCCTGCCGGAAACGAAGTAGGGCTAGGGGAGTCGAGTCCACCAAGTCGTCATTAGACCCGGACGGGAAATCATTACACTCTTCAATAACTTCGTGCGCCCACCTGCGGTCAGGTGCCCAGACTATACCCGCCGCAAACAAATCTGACACGGCATTTACGCGAGTGATCTTGTCTTGGCCTTTGCTCGGGGTAAATTCCGATATCGGAACACCCATCCTTCTCATTTCCTGATAGAGCGCCGCACCGTTGGATTTCTTTTCCACAATGAACGTGTCCGGGTTCCACTCCCGGTACTCCTCCAGAACTAATGCCTTTAGCTCTGGGAACTCTAATCGTTTCTTAATGCTGTTCAGGAGGATGATGTTGTGGTTGTTGGTCTCTTCATTAAAGAAGTCACCCCACGTGGTCAGGGCATTGAAGTCCGACCGGTTGGTTTTCTCCTGAGCGGCGTCGAGCGACATAATAATGTGCTCACAGCGAGGCGGGTCGTCCTTCTCCCATATCTGCCACCACTCCCGCTTGATCAGAGCGCCTTCTTCCGAGGTCGGCTCCTGCATGTACTGGGCTTGCCAGTACCGAACGTCCATCGACGCCTTCTTGGAGAGCAACTCTTCTATCGTCCAGAACTCAGGCCAGAGCGGCTCGTCGTTCAGGATGGCTGGGAACTCAACCACTTCCCACTGATCCGCCTCATCTTCGCGGGTCATGTGGTCAATAATCTTGCCGGTCAAGTCCATCTTCGACCATCGGGTCATCACCACGATGATCGCGCCACCCGGCATCAGTCGCTGGACCGGACCTGACTGGAACCACTCCCAAGCCGGTTCAAAAACGTCCGCACGACCCTGCTTGGCTTCCTGCTCCGAATGAGGGTCATCAATAATAAATAGATCGGCACCGCGACCAGCGAGAGCACCGCCCACACCAATAGCAAAATACTCACCGTTAAAGTTAGTACCCCAACGGCTAGCACTTTTAGAGTCAGCTTGTAGCTCGACGTTAGGGAAAACATCACGGTAACTCTCCGATCCAACTAGGTTTCTAACTCGCCTACCAAAATTGACAGCCAAATCGGCTGTGTGCGAGGCCATAATCACTTTTTTCTGCGGGTATTTACCCAAAAACCACGCCGGAGCGAGGTAAGAAATCATTTCTGACTTGCCGTGACGGGGTGCAATGTTCACGATGACCCGTTTTTTCTTACCGGCAGCGATTTCTTCGAAGATTCTCGCTAATTTCCGGTGGTGCGGACCTACTTTGTAGCCCGGATACACGTGGCTAATAAAGTCTAGGAAGGAATCCTTTCCTAAGCGTTGTGTTATCTGTTGCTGATAACTCTTCAATAGCTCAGCAACACGCCGTTTCTCCTTGTCCGGCATGGTTGGCAACGCTGAGCGTAGCTTTTGTAGGCTTTCAGGCGTTAATTGGAGCATCGGTCTGGCTTATAACTTTCACTTCGATGCCCTCTAGCACGGTAAGAAGTTCTTTTTCGACTTCTTCGATGGGTTTAATGACATGCGTTATTTCGCTACGCCGTTTAAATGCATCAATACCGTCTACTTCACCGAGTGTTTTCAAGGCTGCGACGCGAACGCGAGGGTCTTTAGCCTCTTCGATCTCCATCACAAGCTTGTTGATGATGTAGTTTTTCATCTCTGCCAACTCATCTACTAGTTGGCAGTTCATGTTCTGAACCATACCGGCCAAGTAGGCGACGGTTTCGTTCGGATACTTAGCAAAATCGACCTTCTCTCTCGGGTTGAGCAACATACTTTTGCCCAGTTCCCCGGCTTCTTTAATGTGTTCTTGACTGGCTGACAGCGGTTCGTTGTTGATATCAGCTAGAAGCTTAATAGTTCTTGCCCGCATCTCTAGCTCTTCATGCGCGGTGAGCGGAGGCAGGGCTTCGGCTGCGTTCTTAGGCAGCGGGAT